TGATGGATTGTTTGTTCGCTTGTTATCATAAATGCCCGTTAGAGAAACGCCGAGGAGACGTTCTTCTTCTGTATTCTTCTGCCAAATCTTACGGAGATATGGGAAGTGAGTAAGAGTTGACTGAAATGTTCCCAGAATTGTTGCAATACAAACTTTATTGCGAAGGCTTTCTGCTGTATCGTCCGGGCGAACAACAACTTCGGTAAGATTACAGAACTGATATGGGCGAAGAATAATTTCACTATTATGTACTAAGACATCATTAGCATAAAAATTATTATTTCTAGTCTGAATGTCATAAGTATCTTCATTTGATACTATTCTTTTCGCTCTTAGTTTACCGACGATAGTTTTTTCCATTCTTTTAACTCCTGATGATAAGTCTTATTTGTAAATTTTGTTATATCTGTAATAAGCTGAAGTTCCAGATTATATTGCTCTTTAAGCATATGAAATTTATATTCTCTATTGTCTTTATTGAAATATCTAGATTTTACTTCAATTATGCTCTGTAATTTACCTTTTTCATAAACAAAAAAATCTGGTCTATAATTTTCTCCATTTAGTAATTTGTAACTCTGCACTTCAACTTTCCAGTCAAATTTATTTTTATCAAGCCATTTTGCTATTATGTATTCATATGTTGAACGTAACCAAACTTTAGTTCCATCTTGTTTAACATAATATCCTTGAATGGATTTTCCGTTTTTTCGAAGTAACTGTGGTCGTTTTTTTGGCCAATCAAAAAAATTACTTTTTTCTCCCAATGCATTCAATCTTCTTTTATTTTTTAATTCTTCTGTTATTACATTAGTTCCTTTTCTAGTTTTAAATTTTATGTAATCATTGCAAAGTTTTCTTATGACAGAATATGATAAATTAAGTTCTTTGCCTATAGTTTTATATCCATGTCCACTATTATACATAACTTCAATTTTATATGCTAATGGACATGGATTTTGTTCAATCCATTTTTCTCTTTCTGAAAAAGAAGAATGTTCATTTTTACAATGTTTTTTGCTTTGCAAAGAGTGGTACCAATCTTTTAATTGTTTTTTTTCTTGCATACTGAACATAGATTTTCTCCTATAATCCATGCTCTATTTATACTTTATGCATGAATAACAAGATCGTCATTTTCATTTAATTCATCTGCTCTAACATAACCTCTGTTTTTAGTATAAACTTTATGATCAGGAGTTAACTTTAAAGTTTTAATTCCTTCCGAAGTTTCTATTTCTAATTCAATTAATTCTGCATTAGGTCGTGTTGCTTTTGCAGCTTCAATCATAACATATTCAGGAATATCTTCTGAAATATTATGAGATAGAACGGTTATTTCTTTTTCTTTAGAATATAGGTTAACAACTTCCTTTAGCGAAATTTTTCCATATTCTAAAGTATAAAGCATGACATCTCCGGGCAAACAACAAGGATTAGTGCCGAAATCATGATCCGGATCCCTTCGTCCGCTCTTCTTTGCAACTCGCCTCGAAGCATCACGATTAAAGATTCCGCGTTCACCTGACTTACTTTCATAGATTGAAAGCCACTCAGTCATAAATGGACCAACATCAGGCTTTTCTGTATAAACAGCAGAGTTGTTGGACAAGGCACGCTGAACGTTTCCTTCCCACCAGCTACCTGCCTTCGCATGACGCATACGGTCATCACTAAGATTAGAAAGAGAAATCATTGCCGAACGACGAACACCACCAACAACAACAACCTCTCCAATCTTGCACATGATATCATGGCATTCAAGAGAAGTTAAACGTCGGCCCTTTGCATTCTTAAATGTCTTGACAATAAACTTGAACAAATCATCAAGCGGATCGGGGCCAGAAGAACGGCCACCGAATGTCTTAAGAGGTGCACCCGCCGGACGCAGAAGCTTTAGGTCCCACTTTGGTACTTCTCCTGCATAAAGCAGAGAAATAAGCATTCGAAGTGCTTTTGACCAACCTTCCTTAGAATCACGCACAGTAATAGTTGTATCGCAATCATAAAGAACATCAGGAATTTCAGGAAGCTTGTTTACATATTGACGCTCAACCGAGAACCCAACTCCTGTTCCGTTCATAAGAATGCACATAGCTTCATCGAAACACTTGGGATCTTCAACAGGAAGATAAGAACAATTATATCCAGCAACGTTGTCTCGATCAAGAGCCTTACCAGCAGTCATCATAGCTCGCATAGAAGGCATGACTTCTTGATTTAGAATGGCATTATAAATTTCTGTCTTAAGTGCTTCGTCGTTGACCTTTACTTTATCGAAAATATAATCGACATAACGTTGAACAGTTTCGTTCCAATGTTCCCTTCGATTCTTCTCAGGAAGAAATCTTGCATAACGGCTCTTGTGGATAAACTGGGAGTAAACATTCATCTCGGTCATTTTAAATTCCTTTTTGTCTTGAAAGCTTTATTTATTGGCTAGGTTGCATCCCAATACTCGCCTAATGATGGAAAATAGTTTAAAATTTCTTTTTGTGCGGCGAGAGCAATTTGACGATGCTCTTTCTGGGTGCCTTCTTCGGCTCTAACATCGATAAAATGAATCCAACTTCTCAAATTTCCCGTAACATACATCTTAGTTTGGATTAAACCTTCTGGTAAGATAGCTCTCGCAACTTCCTTAGCAATTTCATTTTTAATTGCCCAATCATAGATTGAACGAGCATGATCAATTAATTCTAATTGACTAGCTTGCCAAGCTTCGCGAATATGTTCGTTATTCGTTTCAATACTATTTTGTCGGTTTTTATGATCTTGTAGCCTTGCTTCTCTGGTTATAAAACCAAGTTCTTTAGTTGGATCAGCGTACCTAGCACTAAATTCTTGAAAACAAAAACTTCTATGTCGAAGAATTTGTCTACCAATATCTCTCGTAGTTTCGATAGACATAGTAATGGAACAATGTTCCATTGGACTCCAATGTTTGTGCTTAATAAGATATTTCATTAGTTTTGAAGAAGTCATCATATTTAATTGATTGGAAGGATTACTTACTCGTGCAACATAAACAATAAACTCTTCTGGTGTCATTTCTGGATATTCATCAATCATGGGTTTGGTTATACCAACAACTTTCAAAATAGTCATTTATTTTCCCTCATTTTGTTTTTCCAATATGTTCATTTGTTCCATGTATGCATCGTAAAATCGTTGATAGTATTCTGGATCGGCACCCTTATCTCTACGGACACACATAAAGAAATGCCCACGATCTCTTTCATCATCAAGAGCAGCGTGCTTACCTTCAATAGATGCAAGCAAAAGTTCAGTTTCACGAAAAGTCATGTTTTCTCCATGCAGAAAAGCGTAATTGAGCATTCAGTTCTTTATAGCTGTTTTCATTAATTATGTCAAGTAAATTGTTAATATTCATTCCGGACAGTACCATATCATTAACATCTTTCTGCTGAATGCTTCTAGGCCAAATACAAACAGTATATCCAGAATCAATATATTTTCTCATTCTTTTTAAAATTTCTTTATTTCTTGGTTCATTATCAAAAATAATTGTTGTCTTTTCTTTATTGAGCATCTTAGTATTTAAGTCTGCTCCGGCCATGGCTAAACAATTTGGAAGAAATAAACTGTCTATTGGACCTTCTACTACATATACATGCTCATCGAAGTTTACTTGATCAAGACCAAATACCTTTTCATTATCTCCAAACATAATCGTATAATATCTAATTTTAGCATCTGGAGAAAGAGAGCGACCTTGATAACCAAACATTCTTTTTTCTTTATCAAAGAAAGGAATAATAAGTCTCGATTCTTCTTTCTTTGTAGAAGAAAACTTATCAGGAACAATTGAATTAGTCCAAGAAAAGAAGTTGTCTGTATAATACAATCTATAATGTTGATTAAATGGAATCTTTCTGCTGACTACATACTTCTTAGCTGGATGATCAGGATGTAACTGAGAAATCTTTTTTATTTTCTTAAGAGGATCGTTAGTGGATCGATCGGATACTTTTGGAATTTCAATCTCGACTGCCTTAGGATTATTCTCAGAAAAAACTTCAAGATCATATTCTTTCTTTAGAAGAGGATCAAGATCATTCAGGAGACCAGATATTGATTTTGAAATACCACAATTGTGGCACTTCATGAATATCTTACCTTTTTGTTGAAAATAATAGGCTCTCTTCTTCAAGAGATTCTTTTTAGAATCACCACAGATAGGACATCTACTTGCAGCAAGAAAAGGATTACTTGATTTAATTGCATACAAAGACAATCTTGGACTCAATAATCCAAGATATTTTACATCAATCCAATACATTTTCTAATATCCTATTATTATCAGGCACATTCCTGATTATACCAGAAAAGCAGAAAATGTAAATGACTAAATTTGGTTTTAATAACTAAGAATTAAGAAATACTTTAAGTAGTTTATCTAAATTTGAAATTAAGAATCCAATTGCCATTGCTGCTCCAATAACAATCCATCTCCATTTTTCAACATCATCTAATTTTTTATCTAAATTTTTTAAAATTTCGGCTTGCTCATCCATTTCTTTTTTCAAATCAATTGTTTGCTTATCGATTTTATCATTCAAGTTTTTTCCTAATGCAGTTGTTTTTTCATCAATTCTACTATGAAGATCATCTTTCAAAGCACCCAAATCAGTCTTGAGTTCTTTTCTTAGATTTTCCATTGCGGTATAAATTTCTCTCGTTTCTCTATTATGGATTTCTCTATGAGATTTGCTGTCATCATGTATCGACTTCAATACACTTTCAGTATTCTCCATACTTTGTTCCAATAACGAAAGTCTTACATCTGTGTTAAAGTGATAAATATTAGGATCAGGCATATTATTTCTTCCTCATTAGAGTCTGATGAAGAGTTCCTCTTTCTTTTTGAATCTTCTCTAGTTGCCTAAGAAGTTTTAAATTCTGAACTCTGTCTTTAACTTCCTTTTCTCTTTTCTTTGCTTCAGCAGTTTCAAGTTTCTTTTTTTGTGATGCTACAATATCAGGATGTTCTGAAGCTTTTACAAATTTTGATCTATCAATACCAGTATAAGCCTTTCTTTGTAAACCGCCTGGCATTCTTTTCCATCCAGGAGTTTCTTGACTTGCATACTCTGGCTTCAATCTTAATTTGCCACTTTTATCTCTAAAGTATCTATCATTTTCTTCTTCGATATGCGAAGTCATTTTTTTAATTGCAGATTCACGTTCGGATGAGAATGGATCATTTTTCTTTTCATTTTTATCAGAAGTGGCAAATTTAGTTGCAGGTATCGATTTGTCTTCTTTATCTCTTTTTCTTTGGTCTTTCTTATCATCTTCAAATAATTCAGATTCTTCTTTTGTCATGAATGTAGGGGGAGTTACAGGAACGGCAGGAACTTTAGCCTGTCTTCTCACTAAATCATGATACGGATGCTTTCCTCTTTTTGGACCAGCAGTAGCAGGCTCATTTCCAATATTGGATCCGCCGCCGGTTCCTGTTACATTTCCAGGAACTCCTCCAGTTTCTTCATCCATAAAATCTTTAAATGTTTTCATATCTTTCTTAGAGCCTCTTCTATTTTTATATCTCCAATGATATCCGAACAAATAATTGTACTTCTAGTTATTCCGATATCATAAACTTTTTTAGGCAAATAACCAAGAAATTCAAGAAATGGTTTCAAACAGTCATAATTGCCATCTAGTCTAAAAAATAACATTTTCGTTGCAGGCACAATACCAAATACATTGTATATAATAATGATATGATTTAGAATAAGTCTTTCTCTCAGATCACCAGTTTCTTTATATTTATTAAACAGCCTTTTTATATATTTGAATCTTTTCAAATCAGTTAAAAATTCTTCGGTATCAAAGCAATCAGGATTGTTATAATGCTTGGCTGCATAGAGAATAAAATTAGTTTCATTTATATTTCCATCAGCCATCATATTTAATCTTTAAATGTTATATACATCTACTGTATAAGGACCTAGACCTCTTCTTATAAATTCAAGGTCAGTGAAGATTCTGGCAACAGCAGTTAACGATCCTGATCCAGTTGCAGTAATACTTACACTTGCAGTTCGATTAACCACAGTTGGAGGAGTCGTTGCAGCGGATGCACTTGAAGTTATATTAGCTTCAGTATAGCTGGCAATACCTCCAGGTTTAGTTGGTAGTCTCCAAGATGTAGGATGAGTTGCACCATTAGGAAATGCGCTTATATTTGAAAGAGAATCTCCATTGGTATCCCAGCTTCTTAAATCAGGACTTTTTCCATATGAATGAAAAGTTAATCCATAAGCTGTACCATATGTTTTAGCAGTTAATCCTCCAGCTAAACTACAATTAGTTTTTAACATTGAAAAATCCTATTTGTTACCAAGCAAAATCTATATGTCCAGAAGCAATAAAAGAAGATGAGATAGCACATCTATTTAAAAAATTTAAACATGCTCCATCTTTTACTTCTGGTAAAGAAGGAAATGCAGAAATAAAATCTTTATCAATTCCTTCGGGTCCGAAAAATGATAAGTCGGCTATTGGTCTAGCTAAAACCAAAGCGGCTGTTCCAGCTCCTGTCGCTGTGCTAAACGTAATCGAAGCTACATTTGCTACGCCTCTATCTCCGGCAGTCAGCGGCAAAAACATATTAAAAGTATTTGTTGCAGCTCCTGAGTGTATAATTCTTCCTGGCTGAGATGAAACAGATACTCCAACAGTTTTTCCTAATGATCTTCCTGTAGTGCCTGCTTGATTTGTATAGGAAATAGAAACATTTGATGCAGTTGCTCCTGTTGCAGTACCAGTACATACCACATAAAGTTGACAACCTATTCCATTAGTATATCTCAAATTAGAACCAGGAGTTCCAGTTAAGTTTTGAGTAGAAGTACTATTTACATTTATTCCTGGCCAATATCCTTGAACGTCAACCAAGATGAAAGTTCCTCTTGAATTGGTAGGCGGAATAATAGAAATATTAACGATATGTTTAGTAGCAGGAGAAACATTTCCTCCGTTGTGTATACTTCCTGGTGTATTTGAATTGCAAGCTTGCCAAGTTAAATTAGCTCCTGAAAATGTGCTCGGAGTTGAACTGCCTAAGCAGGCAAAAAAATCAAGTCCAGTATAAGCTGTTAATGAGCTTTGGGAAAAATATTGAAAATTGCTTCTATAAGAAAATCCACTTGTGGATCTTTTAATTAATTCGTCTAATGTACTGAATGTCATTTTTTATTATCCCCAAACAAATTCTATTCTGCCATAAAAAGCACTATCTCCAGCTGTTGCCGCTCCAGTAGTATATAACCAAATCAAACATGCATCTTTCTTAACTTCAGGCATACTTGTTAGAGAACTTACGAAATTTTTTTCAGTTGCTATTCCTATAGCAGATATAGGTATTGATAATATTGGTTTTACTAAACTTAATGTCATAATTCCAGTATCAGCTGGATTGCTTGTTCCAAAAGTAATAGAACTAACATTTTGCACTCCATTAAAATTTTGGGCAATAGGAAAAAATAATGTACTGCCTGTTCTTCCTGGATTAAAAGATATTATTGAAGAATTTCCAGTTGCAGAATTACAATCTATACTAAAACTTGAACTTGTGTTATTAGAACTTCCAGTATCTGTTGTATAAGCAAGAGAAGTAATAAGGTTGGTAAATGTAAAACTAGATGTATTAATTGAGCCATATAATCTGCAATTTACTCCATTAGTATATCTCAAATTAGAACCAGGAGTTCCAGTTAAGTTTTGAGTAGAAGTGGTATTTGCTACTATATTAGCCCAATAACCTTGTAAATCGACTAATGTAAGGAGTCCTGGAGCTCCTGTCGTAGAATTTGTCATAGCAGAAACATAGCTTATATGTAAAGTTTCATTTGAACTTATTAAATTTGATGGTGGTAAAATTACTGAATTAAATCCAGAAGCTGAGTTGCAAGATTGCCAAGTTCTATTGCCGCTATAACTAGTGAGAGATCCCCAAATTCCAGTCATAGTACTTGTTTCATAAGTTAATCCCGTTTGATGAGGATTATTTTTTGTTGCAAAAAATTGCCAATTAGATTTATATGTAAATCCATTAGTATTTCTTTTCATTAAGTAATCTAAAGATGTTATAGGCATATATGATTATCCCCAAGCAAACTGTAAATGACCAGCCGTTATTGTTGAAGTGGTTGACAAACCGTTTGGCCAATATAACCAATTTAGACAAGCTCCATCTCTGACTCTAGGTAAAATTGGATTATGATAAACTAAATTTTTTTCAACTGATGTAGCGGACGATGTAAGATGTGTAGATAATAAAGGCCTTGCTAGACACAAAGCAGCAACTCCTGCGCCCATAGCTGCACCAAACTGAATAGATGCTACATTTGCAACTCCAGTATCACCGCCCGACAAAGGATAAAAAGGTCCTCCGCATGTATCAAATCCAGCCGACGTACTATTATTAACTAAAGATGAAATTACCGCAGAGATAGGAGTTTGTTTGATAATACTTCTTCCTGTAGTTCCATTTTGATTAGTGTATGAAATGGTTGTATTGGGAGTTGCTGTTGCTCCTTGAGCGGTAGTACATACCAAGTAAAGATAACAACCAGCTCCATTAGCATATCTTAAATTAGAACCAGGAGTTCCAGTTAAAGATTGTAAAGTAGATATATTTAAATTTATTCCAGGCCAATATCCTTGAACGTCAACCAACACATATTTTCCGCTTGCTGGCGCAGTTGTTGATGATCCCAATGAACAATTAATAATATGTTTAGTATCAGGAGAAACATTTCCTCCGTGAGGAATTCCAAATATTTGAGTTCCATTGCCTGTACTTTCATCACAAGGAGTCCATGCTAAATTAGTTCCTGCATATAAATTATTTACTGGATTTCCAAATCCTCTACCGTAATCATACCATCTTTGATATAATGTGCTTCCTACGACTGTCGTAGGAAATGCTTTATGCCAATAATATGAATATGTCTTAGAATTTGTTTTAATTTCCGTTTCTAAATCATTTATAGATGAAAATCCCATTTTATTAACCCCAACCGAAATCTATAGATCCATTAATACTATTAAATTGTCCAGAAGCTGACATAGCACCATACAACCAAACTAAACAGGCTCCATCTCTGACTCTAGGTAAAGAAGGAAACTCATTTAAGAAATCTTTCTCGCAAACAAAGCCCCTATCAAATATTGGAATAGTAAGTAACGGTCTGGCTAAACATAAATTAATTCTATCAGAACTTAAAATAGTGTCAGCAACAGAAAACTGAATAGATGCTACATTTGCGACTCCATTATCCTCATTAGCTAAAGGTAAAAATGGACCAAAATTATTTATTTCTGCTCCTGAATTAATAATTCTTCCTCCAACATAATTATTGTAACCAGTTTTAACAGTTGAAGGAAAGGTTTTACCTGTAGTTCCATTTTGATTAGTGTATGAGATAGTTATATTTTTATCAGGAATCGTGGTTCGACCACCATTAGGACTTCCGCACAGATATAATCTGCAGCCAGCTCCATTAGTATATCTCAAATTAGAACCAGGAGTTCCAGTTAAGTTTTGAATTGATGCATTATTTGCTTGTATTCCTGGCCAGTAACCCTGCAAATCCACTAAAGTTAAATAACCTGTAAGTATACCATTTGAAGAAGCTCCAGCATTGATACTTAGACTAACTACTGAAGCATTTAGTATATGTTTAGTATCAGGAGAAACATTTCCTCCATGGGGAATACCCTTTGATTCATCACAAGGAGTCCATGCTAAATCAGTTCCTGTATAAAAGTTGTTTGATACAGGAGTACCTTCAAAAGAATTAGTATCAAACCAAACGCCTACCACTCCTTCGGGAAGAGGATATCTTCTATCAAAAACATATCTGAAATATTTTTCTGAAGAAGTTAAATTTGATATTAAATTGTCAAGTGTTGAAAATGGCATTTCTTATCCCCAAGCAAATTGTAAATCTCCTGAAAAACTTGTTCCAACTACAACATTTCCAGACAAAGCAGAGCCACTAAATAACCAAACTAAACAGGCTCCATCTCTGACTCTAGGTAAAGAAGGAGTTTGATGTACAAATTCTGATTCAGTAAAGTTAAGAATGTTATATATAGGCAAAGTAATTAAAGGTCTTGCTAGACATAAAGCTCCAGTTCCTGTCACTGCTCCATTAAAAGTTATACTTTCACAATTCGAAACTCCGGTATCTCCAGGATTTAATGAAATGAATAATTGATTTACCATGTTTGATTCTGTATTATTTAATATTACGGATCTTAATTTTGATCCTCCTAAATAAGGAATATTAGAAACAGTTTTTGAAGTTCCTGCTGTATTTCTATATGTTATACTTAAAGTATTTGCAGTTGTTCCTACAGAAGAAGTGCAAACTAGATATAATCTGCAGCCAGCTCCATTAGTATATCTCAAAGTTGATCCTGGAGATCCAGTTAAGTTTTGAGTTGTTGTTGTATTATAATTTATATTTGCCCAATAGCCTTGTAAATCTACTAAAGTTAAAAATGCCGGAGAAGAAGATGGTATTCCTCCAACAATATATGAAGGATTCATTGTAGATGCATATACAATATGTTTAGTATCAGTGGATACGTTTCCTCCATGAGGAATTCCAAATATTTGAG